TAGACTGTACTGAAGTAAACATTGAAATACATGGACCTGCGTCACTTATGATTTCGCGCTGAATACATTTCTTATACTTATCAACTAGTTCGCCAACAACTTGATGTTCGCTTTTATTATTAGAAGAATTTTCATAAGTGGTCTTGATGTAATCAAAATTAAAAATAAGAGGATTCCCTCGACCTACTTCAGAATAATAAAATCGCTTAAGAAGATTGATCTGAGCATCTACGTTCATTCCGCCGACATTATAGTAAAAAAGTTTTTGCTTTCTTACTTTTTCCCAAACGGAGCGAACCTTTTCAACAATAGATTCTCCAGCTTTACGCCAGTTTCCGCTCTCAATCAAATAAAGAGGAACTCCGCTAAGTGCGGCACATTGGCGGCTGATAAGTTCTTCTTCGCTCATTTCTCCGTTATCAAAATGAAGAAGAGGAAGGTTATAGCGAGCGCAAGCCTTAGTGGTAAAATCTAAACAAAATTGAGTCTTACCAACACCAGAACGGGCCACAACGACAGTGATATTTCCCGGTCTGAGAAGAGATCCATACATTCCTTGAAGTTTGGGATGCGGACCTTCATAGCCAAATTGATCGATTGGATTGTTGCCTCTCTCTTCAATGAGGTCTTCCATCTTTTCATAAATATTTATTGGCTTATCTACGCCAGTCTCGTAGAGATTAATTTGACCATTATATATTTCATCAGCAGTTTGAATGATTCCTGCGTAATCAGTGGAAGATGGCATTGATCTCATCTTCTTGCCGATATCTGAGCAACAAGAATAAATCTCTCTTCTCATAGTGAATTTCTTAAGTTCTTTTGCAGTTGAAAGAACTGTTTCTTTAGAAATCTTTCTAAGAGAGAGAGATTGAATGAAATCTAATGGATCTATGTTGTCTTCGAATGAAATGCCAAGACTTTTGACTCGTTGAGTCAACACGATATCATCTATCGTTTCTCCATTTTCTACTGCCTGTTTTAAAACCTTAAAAAGGGTGCGATTGATTTTAGAACCTTCATTCCAAAAGTCTTTTTCTGAAATGAAGGCCGAAATTTCTAAATACTTTTCTGGATATTTAAGCAATCCAGCGAGCAATTGTGTTTCTAATTCGTAAGAATAAATCATCCTACAGGAGGATACACTTACTCGTTGCTCATGTCAACACTTTCTTCGCTGTTTTCCGCTTCGATTAAATATTTTTCTAAAGCTTTCCTCAAGCCCATTTCGACTATAGAACTGGCTACTTTAGTATATATAACTGGACAACCATCTTGATCAACGTAAGCCACGATAAAACCTCTGGACGAATCATCCGATCCAGTGAACTCAAAAAGTTTATTAAAATAATTCTCAGGTATTTTAAAATTTTTAAAATTTTCTGAGTTCTGTTCTCTTTTCATTTATTATTATAATATTACACCTTGAGATTCAAACAAAGAAGTGTTTATTTCTTCGTTTTCAAAAATCGTTACAAGAATAATACCGTTTTTTTCACAGAAAAGTTCTTTTTTACGATCTCTCTTTAGTTGATGCAAGAAATTAATTCTATCTGCATGAAAGAATTCAATGTATTTTTGATGCTGCCTACCTTGAACCTCTATTGCAACTTTCTTGTTTGCGTTATAAAAGTCCAAGGTTAGGCGAGTGCCAACGATTGGAAACTCTTCAAATACTATATTGTTCGACCAATATTTATGTACGAAGTCTTTTACTCTTTTTTGCAACTTGCTTCGACTTACAGCGTCCCAATCTATGAGATACTTTTTTAAGTTTTTGCAACGTTTCTTTTTATTATTCAGAGTCAGAAATTCCATTGCTAAAATTTAATAGATTTTCACTGATATAATTAAACAAGAATTTCTTGAGAGCGGCATTTTCATTCATCAAAGTTTCGAACTTAGCAGTGCCTTGAATCTTATCTGGAAAGTCTGTGAATCCAGCTTCTTTTAAGATGTTAAGAAAGTCTTCATCGAAGTTGATCCAAGCTCCCTTTTGTTCCGCAAAGCTCCACATCAAAAGAAAATCAAAGATTTCCTTTTCGATCCAGTTCGAACTTCCATTCTTTCTTCCATAACGAATTGGATATCTAATAACAGAATTAGTCTTTTCATTAGGAGACTTCTTCACAGTCACCCTTACGATGTGGCCGATATATGGATTTTTATATTCATCATAGTTGGCCTTTTCATCTTGAAGAATAAGGTCGCCCTTGAATCTAGCGTCGAATTCTACAATCCAGTTGGCGAAATGCAACAAAGCGTTTCCACCTGTAGCTGTAGTTTGGCGAATTGGAGCTTTGCTATATGGATCTAGCTTGATATCAGCACGAACCTGAGAGATGAAAATAGCAATGTGACCTCGCTTTTGTAGGGCGATAGATAAACGCTTCATTAGATCGGCGGCGATAACTGCACCGCCAGCAACCTTTTGTGACTCTTCAAAGGTCTTTTCTAAATCTCCCTTTCGAATCAATCCATCTACAGAATCAAGCAAAAAGAAATATTGCAGATTCTCGTCATTCTTAAGAACGAGTTCTCGGAAAGCATCGAATACAGTTTCATGAATGTTGGATTCAAAAACGAAGCAAGTGCCTTCAACCCACTTATCAGCTTCAAAAACAAACTTAACCCCTGATCGTTCGATCATGTCCTTGCTCAATCGACCTTCAGCTTTAATATAAAAGCCCTTACGCTTCGCAGGTTGGTCTAGGAAGTTCTTCATAAACTGAAGGGCGCAGCTTGTCTTTCCGCCCTCGTTGATTCCAACGAATCGATGAAGGCCAGTCGTAAGCCCTCCTCCAAGTTTATAGTCGAACAGTAGACTTCCACTAGAAACACGATAATCAATCGTATCTTCAAAATTATAATGAGAGTCTTTATTGGATTTCAAAAAACTACTCATTTGCTCTTGTGACGTTAAAATTTTGCTTTGTTGTACTTCTTCTTTATTCTTTTTACTCATTTTAGAAAGTCTTTCAGTGTTTTGGGCTTTTTCTTTAGATTATAGTCTTCACCAATCTTGTCTCCAAGCTTTATTTCTTCTTTTGCAACTTCAGGTTGAAAATTAAACTCTTGGAATTTTTGTTTAAGATATTCGGCTTCTGCATACATATAAATAGCCAAAGATGGAACAGTTTTTAATTTAACCTTTTTCCAAAACTCTTTATCTGGATATTTGGTAAATAATTTTTTAAACAACGCATTTTCCTTTTGCCAAAAAGTATTACTTTTTAATATTGGCGTTACGGTTCTTTCGATGACATCAGAAGGATAAAAATCCTTTACTCTTTTTCTGGGCTTTTTTATCTTTGGAATTTCTTCCATGCGTACACAATACAGCAACTGCGAACCATGTCAACACAAAAAAACCGCTGGTTGCCCAGCGGTTTGTAAATTTTAGATTATTTTAGGCTGCGGGATTAAATGTTGCGCTTTGCATTTGAGGATTAGCTGGTCCACTTTTGGCGTTTTCAGCTTTTAGCTTTTCATCTACCTTCAAACCTTCGTCCATTAGATGTGGATTAATTTCTCCAGTTGGAGGTGCTGGTTCTTGAGGAAATACAGCAGTTTGAGCAGCTTCAGACTTTTCAGACTCTGGAGATTCTCCAGCTTCTTTCTTTCCTTGGTCATTTAAAGCGCCTTTCTTTTGCATCTTCTTTAAAATAGCTTTTTGAATAGCAGGAGGAAGAGTCTTTTGCTTTTCAGTTAATTGACCAGCCATTTCATTTAGCATGGGGCGATTCTTCATATACGACATGCCACACATATATTTGGCATCGGTGGTACTCATTCCAGCGGTGTTGACAAAGGCTTCGTCTTTGAGCATACACTCGCTCATGTATTCGCTGTGCATTTCCATTTCATCATCCTCCATCATATTAGAGATGGAGACTTCAGCGATGAAATTTTTATTATCGAATTTAAGTTTTGATTTCATATTATTTATTTCCTTCTAGGACTTTAATTTGATCTATCGTTTTTGTTAAAATGTCACCTTTTTTAAAGTTAGCTCCATCGTTAATAACTTCATAAGCAATTACTTTACCCATATTATCAGGAAGATCTTTTACTTCTTTGATAAAACCTTCGCTATTATAATGTTTGCATGAAGCGTTTATATTAAGAACGCGCATACCAGCTTCCATTTCGTTCTCTGTTTTCATTTCTTTTTTATCTTCTTTTTGAGAATAAATAAGATAATTATAAATAGAGAACAAATAGTCTTCCATTATTGTAATCTTGCTCTGAACCCAAGGTTCAATTTCTTCAGCCATTGATGGATTAGCGCGAAGTTTTTCAAGAAGATCTTTAGAATAATCAGAAATATAAGCTAATTGAGCCATTGCCATTTCAGAAGCTTCTTCATTCGTATCTTCAGATTCTGTTTCAATTTCTTCGGTAATCTCTTGAGCCTGAGACAAATGAGGGGCTAGTTTGAGTAAATCGCTTTCTTCCCAAAATGTAATTCCATCCCATTGATGGATTACGTCTTCGATTCCGCCTTTTGTGGTATAATCGGTTACTGACTTCTTTGATTCCCACATTTTGCAAGACCAATATTTAGCTTTCCAGCGAGGACCGGGATTAGTATCGCATTGGTGGCGAGCGCGAAAGCTTTTTCTGCGAGCGGGATCATCTCGCTTTATCTCCATATTTGGATCGCCGAAGTTCACCTTTACGACGTTTCCTTTGTCATTTT